AAACGACATACAAAACAAACAAGCATCTAATGGTTTTATTGCAGACCAACTTAGAGTAGGTCACGATGCATTTGTTAAGATGTTGAAAGAATCATTAGAATCTGAAGAGGTTAAAGAAGACTAATGCTTATAAGGAAAAGTTCTCAGGGTCATTACTTACGACTATATAGAAATACAACTCCCGGTGCTATTAGAACAAAGACATATCCAGATGGTACGACTGAGACCCTGACTTATCCTTCTTCTTATAAATACTTTTTAGTATTAGATGGTAAAATAATAAAACGTAGCGACAGTTGGGATACCATAGAACAAGCGTATGTAGATGAGTGCGATTCTAGGCATGGAGGTGGAAGCGGAAGAATGATAGTTGGAACTCATAAGCTAGAAAATCATGTAATTAAAGAATTATGAATAGCCCGCTAGCAAAATTAGTATCATGGCAAAAAGAAACAGGTCAGCTAGATGGCTGGACTAGCTATCATATTGCTGCTGGAGCTTTTTTATGTAAAATATTTCAATGGCTAGGATGGACTTCATTTTGGTGCGTAATGGGTGTTTTGATTGTAGGCGTTTTATGGGAGGTTTTTGAGTATTATATAGAAAACTGGAGACCATATGGAAGCAAAAAAAAATGGGCTTACAATACAATCGCAGATATTGTTGTTGAAACCGCAATGGCGTGGTGGATGGTAATTTGAATTATAAAATAAAACATAATGGAGGATTTAAAGTTGTTAGTACGAGTTATAACCTTCCTGTTTCTTATAAATATATTGGGATGCAGTCAGGGTTGGAGTGTAGGGGGAATTCAAATAACTCCGCAAGATACAGTTACAAATACAGCATTTGTAGAAATAATATCACATGATAGCACGCAACACTGGTATGCTAATAAGATTTACAATGGTGATAATTGGTGTCATTTGCATGATGAATGGGAATACGTTGAGGTGAAATGAGTGGAAAACCGGATACCGCTAGAAGTTATAGGACTACTATTCTTGATGATAACGCCATTGTTAGCATTAATCTTAAATGGCTGGCGCAAGGACTCGTATTGGTTGCAGGGTTGGTATATGGCTACTTACAGATTGAAGGTAGGATTAAGGCGTTGGAAAATAAAGTGGCAACTGCTGATGAACAAATTGAAAACCTACTTAGCAAACATATTGCAGAAGAAAAAATAGAAAGAGAAGAGCTAGCTCAGAAAGTGGCTTTTTATGAAAAAGAATTAAACCTAAACCCATTTAGCTGGGGAAAAAAGAAGAGAAAATAATGGATTTTATGGAAATATACGGGGAAGCAGGAATGATTGGCGTAGTTGGCGCTATGTTTGTATATTTGGTTGTTTCTATGTCCAACAAATCAGCTAAGCAACAAGATGAGCTAGAAGCTCTTAAGGTAGAAAATAGAGGACAATCAGAGACTTTAGAAAATATGGAGGGTATGATAATTAAGCTTATCAATAGATGGAACCAGTCTGACGATAAATTAGATAGAAAGTTTGATGCTTTGACAAAAGAAGTAAACGATTTAGATAATCAAATATCAGAAGTAAAAGGCTCCTTAAGTAGGATAAATGGAAGACATTGATGGATAGCTTAAAAATAGCAGCGATTAGTTTTAGTAATTACGCAATTGGACTTACTCAAATACATGAAATGTTGCAAGTTATTGTTGCTTTACTCTCTATAATACTTTTAATAATGAACATAAAAAAAGGAAAATAAGATGGACATTAAATCAATGTTAGTTAAGCTAGCTGAAGAGCAGGCAGATAAAATGCAAGAACAAGCTATGGAACATTTAGCGTCAGATGATATGGCAGAAAAAATTGCTAGCGCAATTAATAAACGCATTGATATTCCATTTGTTTCTGAAGAGAAAGAACAAATCTTTTTTGAAAAAGTCGTTGATGTAGTTACTGATATAATTGAAGGCGTTTTTAAGGGTAAGTAATGGCTAAGGGAGTAAAACATTATTTTAAAGATGGAAAAGCTCATAAGGGCTTATCTCATAAAATGCCAAATGGTGACTTGCATAGTGGCAAGACTCATGGAAAAACTTCTCAAAAACTATTTCATTATGGACAGCTTTCTAATAAAGCTAAGGCAAATGCTAGAAAATCCTGGGGCAAGTAATGATTGACTCAATGCAAATGCTAACAGTTATTAAAGATACTCTTGAAAAAATGGGTTCTAAGTATGCTAGCCACGATGCTCAAATGCTTGTTTATCGCACTGGTTTAGTAGAGTCTAAGTATCAATACATTATGCAAAAGGGTGGAAGCAATATAGCCAGAGGCTTTTGGCAATGCGAACCTTGGGTAATGGTATCTTTATGCAATGACTATCTTCAATATAGAAAAGACTTGTTGAAAAAGGTTGCTAGCATATGTTATTTAGACTGGAGTTTTTTTACAAACCCAGATGAAGATAAATGGAGAGACATTCTTACAACAAACTTAATAGCAGGTATTATTGCTTGCAGGCTACACTATTGGAGAGTGCCACATTCTATGCCAAAAACATTGGATGAGCAAGCTAGCTATTGGAAGCGCTGGTACAACACCTCAAAGGGCGCTGGTACAGAAGAGCATTTTAAAGAAATTGTAATGAAATATGGCTGATGCAATAGTCCAAGACGTTGATGGAAACGTCATAGGGTGTAGATATTGTGGTAGTCGTTCTATAAGAAAGTTTGGTTTTTTATATAGAGCTAACAGTAAAAAGCAACAATGGCTTTGTAATGCTTGTGGAAAACGAAGCGTAAATCCTCTTGTGCTAGAAAAAGCAGAGTTTACAACAGAACAAAGAGACCCTGACTACATACCAATTGACGAATTAATAGAGCATAGAAAAAGAAAATATGCTGTTAAAATAAAAGGTAAAGAATCTCGTCAGTTAATAAATATAAAAATAAAAACAAAAGGCCCTATAGGTATTTGCCATTTTGGAGACCCTCATATTGATGATGATGGTACTGACATTGCTGAAATATATTCTTTATGTAATTTAATAAATAAAACAGATGGTATGTTTGCCGGCAACCTTGGAGATGTTCAAAATAATTGGATTGGTAGGTTGTCTTTTTTGTATGGTCAGCAATCCACTACCGCAAAAGAGTCTTGGAGACTTACGGAGCATTTTGTAAATAGCGTTAATTGGCTCTATTTGATAGCTGGAAACCACGATGTTTGGTCAGGTGATGGTGACCCCTTAGATTTTATAATGCGCGACCATAAGGGCGTATATGAAAAATGGGGAGCTAGATTAAACTTAATATTTCCAAATGGCAAAGAAATAAGAATAAACGCTAGGCATACATTTAAAGGTAATTCAATGTGGAATAGCGCGCATGGAGTTGCAAAAGCCGCGCAAATGGGCTGGAAAGACCACGTGCTAACTTGTGGACATACTCACGTTTCAGGGTATCAGGTTTTAAAAGACCCTGCCTCCGGGCTTATATCACACGCATTACAAGTTGCTAGCTTTAAAATAATGGATAGCTATGCAGATAAGCTAGGTCTTGATGATAAAAACATTTTTAATGCGCCGGTTACTATTATAGACCCGAAATACGATGATGATGATAATAGGCTTATTACTACAATATACAATCCTTACGAAGCATCAGAGTATCTTACTTGGAAAAGAAGTAAGAAATAAACTATTTGATTTTTATTTAGATACTTACTAACTTCTGCTAAACACAGCTAAACCAATAGCAATGCAAGGAGTAATAAGTTGCAAGATTTTTTTACAGTATCACAAGTGGCATCAGAACTACACTTATCAATAGAAACAGTTAGAAGATATATAAAAACCGGAAAACTTAAAGCAAGCAAACCCGGCAAAAGTTTCATCATTATGAGAACGGAACTTCTAAAGTTTATTAGTAACGCCGAGCATAAACCATTAGCAGACCTTTAATTATTAGTTCTTGAACTTTAGTGAAAGAACTAATAATTAAAAGGATGCAATGAAAAAGCAAGAGTCACTAGCAAGAAGGGAATGTGCAAACTACAACAATGGTAATTGCTTAGGTATAATGTTTTCTAGGGAAGATGGCAAACTAACTACAAAAATTGATGGTAAGTTTGCCGGGAAGAAATGCATAGTAGATACCAACAACTGCTCATATTTCAATCAAATTGTAATAAAAGGGGGTCAATTTGCCACAAGATGACGACAAGGTTCTTAAGTTGCGAATCGAAAGAACCGAAAAAACAACAGAGGAAGATGTTAAGCAATTTTATATTCGAGTTTATAAAATGGCTGAGAATCTTGGTTTTAATGTTATTTCCAAGGCCGACAACAATCAGCTTATAGCCTTTAGGGGGAAACAAGAAGATGGAGAATGAAAAGAACCTAGACGAACTTCATGGCGAAGAGTTTGGACACAACATTGATGTTCATGTAGACAGAATACTTTGGAAAATATCACAGTTAGAAGACGAAATTGAGAACATAAAATACAAGCAACAAGAGTCTTCTGAGTTTTATGACCGAAGAATTGAGTCCGTCAATAAACAAATTTCTTACAGAAAAAACTTGCTAGAAAGTTATATGCAAGGTCAGTTCGATACGAATGGTAGAAAGTCTATGGGTTTTCCAAATGGAACACTTAAGATGACAACTAGGACGACAAGAGATTTTGGTGATGACGAATCTCTAATAAAGTTTTCTTATGCAAACAATATATCCACTAGAGTTACAGAGAAACCGGATAAGAAGAAGATTGCAGAATACATAAAAAATACTGCTGATGCCCCCGTAGGATACAAGGAAACAAAACAGACAACATTTTCTTACAAAACAACAAAGTACAAGGAGACAAAATGAAGTTAAACGAAAAGCTAAGCCTTATTCAGACCAAGCTTAAGGTCGGAAAAGGTCATAGGAACGATTTTGGTAAGTATAATTACCGAAATCTTGCAGATATATTTGAAGGACTAAAGCCACTGCTTGATGAAACCGGTTGCTACGTAACTGTTAGCGATGAAATAGTATGTGTCAATGACTTTAATTACATAAAAGCAACTGCAACATTTAGCGATGGCAATGATACTATCACAACTGAAGGATGGGCAAGAGAATCTGTGCAGAAAAAAGGAATGGATGACAGCCAAATTACAGGTGCTACTTCATCGTATGCTAGAAAATATGCATTGAATGGCTTATTTGCCATTGACGACACAGAGGATGCCGACAGTATGGACAACAGAGAGCATAAGACAGTAGTCAACTCACCATCACTTAGCAAGCAACCAAATAAGGAAGTTCAGCAAGTATCTGACGAATGGAATGAAGAGTCAAGAAGTTCCGGAATACCTTTTGGTAAATACAAAGGAACTCCTTGGAAAGACGTACCCGAAGATTACATAGGCTGGCTTATTGAAAAGAGCGATAATGCTAATTGGAGAACTATGGCTAACGCAGAGCTTGTAGCGAGAATGACTGAAGATGCTAGCACAAAACGGCAGGTCGCGGCGGAAGCTGATTCTAGCACGGAAGAAGTCAAACAGGCAACTAAGAAGGGTTTAGAGGTCATGGAAGAACTTAAATTGGTAGTAGATGAGGATGACGATGACTTACCTTTCTAAGAAGTCTTCCCAAAAAGACATTGTGCTTGACTATCTTAAAAAGAATAAGCGTATAACATCTTGGTTTGCCATACAAGAATTTGGCATAACAAGACTAGCTGACGTTATACACAGGCTCAGAAAAGAAGGTTACGCAATAGAAAAAACTATGGCTACTCACAAAAATGCAAGAACAGGCAAGGTTTCTACATTTGCAAAATACAAGTTCATTGATGCAATAGATGTGGGGTCAAATTACGAACTTTCACTTGGTTAACTCCATTGCCAAGTGAACTAGAGGGCGGGTTAGTCCTCCTTCATATTCCCCGCCCTCACAACATTATGAGGTTATAATGCCAAGCAAAAGCAAACAAAAAGGCAATAGGTTTGAAAGAGAGGTTACAAACCTAGCCAAAGAGTACGACATAGACTCTCAAAGAGCCTATGGTAGCAATGGTTTATCACTTGGACACGCTGAAGAAGTAGATGTTTTACTAAAAACGCCCGATAAAGATTGGAAAGTCCAATGCAAGGTAAGGAAGAATATAGCCAATTGGATAAAACCGGATACAAAGGTTGTTGATTTACAGGTAGTAAAAGAGGATAGAGGTCAGATATATGCTATATTGCCATACGAAGAATTTCTAGAATTGATTGCAGATGACAAAGAATACAGAGGTTCGGGTTATGAAAAGCACGACGAAGAAAGGGAATACTATAAAGAAAGAATGGAACAAATATCCAATGAAATTGACAGAATGGAAGAGATAGCAAAAGAGATAAATGAACTTAAATAATTTAAAAATAGGACAACAAATAACAGGAAAAACCTTAAATTTTAAAGGCGAAAGAATTATTGTTTCGGGAGAAGTATCTGCTATAAATGACGATATAGTATATATTGTAAAAAAGTTTCCTAAGAAAGAATATTTTTCCATTAATAAAAATCATATTATAACAGGAGAAAAAGATGCCAAAGAAAATAAATAAAGCACCCGCATTTCAGTTTTATGCAAGTGACTTTCTATCAGATTTGAACGTACAAATAATGACAATGGCGCAAAGGGGGATATACATTACCTTGCTAGCTATGGAATGGATTGAGGGTAGCTTGCCGGCAGACACTCAAACCCTAAAGGTTTTATGTGGTCATCATCCTAGCTTTGAAGAAGATTGGAACGCCATCAAGCATTGTTTCTACGAGGAAAATGGTCGTATATACAATAGTAGACTTGAATCAGAAAGAAGTAATATGATTAGCTACAGAGAAAGGATGTCAAATAACGGAAAAAAGGGTGCGAAAGCACGTTGGAATGGCAAGGCTATAGCTGAGCCATCCAATAAAGAAGTAGAAGTTAGAAGTAAAAGTAGAAGTAATACTAAAGTAAAGCTTTATAGTGAAGAATTTGAAAATGAATTTTGGTCACTATACCCTAGAAGAGACAACAAGAAAAGAGCCAAGGATAAGTACATTTCACTACGAAAAGCCGGTACTAAAAAAGAAGTAATATTAGAAGGGTTAAAGTCTTACATTAAGCAATGGAAAAACGCGGGTACAGAGTCTGAATTTATACCTATGGCTAGCACTTGGCTTAATCAAGAAAGATACGATGATGAACTTATTAGCAACACAAAGGTAATTAAGAACCTTGTTGTATCAAAAGAATTTCATTATATGTGCATAGAATGTAAATCCGAAAAGACCACAAAAGAAGAACTCAGCGTAAATGATAGACTGTGCGAATGTGGTGACGGAATTTACGAAACCAAGAATACTGTACTAGCTCAGCTTTCTCTCGACACTAGAAAACAAAATAAAATATCCAGCAGCGAGCAAAAAGCTAGCACGACAGACGCTGAACCAGAGAGCCTTGAGAAAGATGAATTTGAACAGGCATTTTCAAGTATGGTTAAGTCTATGGGGGCGCGTTAATCTTGTGCGGTGGCTCCGTACTTGAAACAAGAGGATGACAAATGCGCGCTCCCAAGAAAATTAAACACAAAAAATCTTACGATGGTAAGAGAGCAGATAACCTTATTAAATACTGTGAATCTTGTAAAAGATGTTGGGAATATAATGGCAATCTTAAAATCTTGGCTCACTACGAAGATTTCCCCACATACAAAAGAGAAAGAAAAACTTGTAAACTTTGTTTAAAACGTCAAGGCGCTCATGTTCGGTAGGATACTCACAACTACAATCCTTCCTTCCTTGCTCCGCATCAGCAACTCCACATGGGCGCCTATAAATCAAAGGGGGTCAATATGTTAATATTTAACATAGCAGAAATAGTAGCAAACATATTTATACTAGGTCTTGGTATATGTTTTTGGGTTTTAGGTATATTTGGTATAGTTATGCTAGTTTCGATATTGAATAAAATGATAAAAGAAATAACTAAAAAGGAGTTAGTATGAGGTACTACTGGGAAGTCTTATTTAGCACAGAATATTTCCCTTACTGGGAGTTCACTATGTTGATGATGCTAGCACTTAATCTCAGTCTTCTATGGAGAGTCCACAGAATAGAGAAGAAGTTAGACGATGCTTAAGAAAGACTACAAAGAACAAAGAGACCACCTAGGTGCGCATTTGAAAAATAGCGCAAGTAAGGTGTATCAAATAACAGATGGAATAATGCGAATATCAATGTTAGCAAGAAAGGGTAAAGTTGGTAAAGGTTCTGCATTTAAAGAAATCGAAAAGCTAGCACTAGAACTCAGGCATTGGAATGACGTACCCGCGAACATAAGCTATAAGTTTTCGCCTTTGGGTATCATGGACGACAAAGAGCAATGGGATAAAGAAAAAGTAGAATCTGATAAATTTATTTTATCTAAGAAAGATGCAGATGAAAAGATATATCCTACGTCTAAAGATATGAAGAATGTCCTAGCGCAATAGGGTATTATTTATTATATTTATGGTAGGTTAGTTTTATAAATAACGTGGATTTGTCTCCTGTTATTTGTTTTGAAGGGGGAGATTTCCTTATTATAACTACATCTCCCCCTTCGGTGTCTATGTAGCTTTTTCTACTTGAGCCATTTGCTCATTTATTATTTTTATAGCATTCTTACAACCATTTACATAGCCTATGTCGTAAGCTATCACAGCCTCTTCCATATCTGCCCAATGCCAACTATTCAAGTCCTCGATTTGATAGTCTTCATTTAATTGTTCCTCAGTATCTGTAATTAACTCGCCAAGTTTGTTAATTATCTGTGCTTTCCCATGTACCATATTATCAATTACATCTTCAAGAGATTCAAAATAATCTTCTCTACCAACATCTAATTTAATTGTTCTCATTGTAACTCCTATTTTATTAAAAGGTTTGGGGGCGGATAACCAAAAACCGCCCCCTGCTTGGCGTGCTAGCTTATGCCTTTCCGCCTTCATCTTCGAGAGATAGCAATCCCTGTACTATTTCTCCTGTCTTTGACAAGTCAAAGGCAATGCCTTTCTTCGTGGGAATAAAATCATCGTTGTCTTTTGTCTTAGTCCATATGCGGACTTGACCAAAGGTCTTGTCATTGATTGTGTCCTTGGTGACAAGGATTTTAGTTGTATCGGTTAAAGGGATTTCATGTAGTACCATAAGGTTACTCCTGTGTTTGTGGTTTATGTTATGCCTTTGCAACAACGCCTGTTGCAAGTGCTATTTGTTCAAGTTTTTCTCTTGTATCATCGTCACAATCGGCAAGGTTTATCTCAACCTTTTTGCCAACGCTAGTTTGAATGTTTTGGCCTTTCTCGGTCTTGATTACGTCTATCTGTATATGCTCGTCATCCTTAATTGCTTTAATCTCTCTTGCTATTGCAGTTCCGTCGAATCTAAAGTGTTTATTGGCTCTCTCATCTTCTAGGTCTATTCCTTCAATCATCTTATGCAATGGCATAATAAATCCGTCTATATCTGCGGTTAGCTTAGACACTAGATGAATCTTATTTTCTCTGCTAAGTTGCTTGTCGTCAAGTTCGCTTGCCCAAGCTGATACGCTATTTAGAATCACGTTTATTGCTAGGTCAATAGCATCGTGCAATGCTTCCTGTGTTTTGTCGTCTCCGTTTCTAATCATCTCGATTACGAACTTGCTAAAATTTTTAAAGTTTGACATTTGGTTTTCCTTTTATTTAATTAATTATTGTTTTCACAAAAAAACAAACAATAATTAATTAATATGTTCTGCAAAAAGCGATGGTATTTCTCGGTTTGTCCATCGTGGATTGCTGTTAAGTTTTGTGCCTATGTAATAATCTTGATATGCTTGCACAGAGTTTTCGTTTTTATATTCGTCGGGCATAGCTTGAGCAAACTCTGTTAAGTCATTTTGTTCAAAATCAATCTTGTCAATATTGTTTTCACACCACTCGATTACTTTTGTGCTAGCATGGATTTTTCCATACCTCCATGTATATTCACTTGCCAATGCTTTAGCGTGAGTAATTAACCAAGAGTAATTCATACGACTAAACCTTGCCCACTTTGTACATGGGTGGTTAAAGTACGCTCTCTTGTAAGGCGGGTTATGTGATTTATCAAATGCACTTGATAACATTTGCGCTGATTCTAGCACCATTTTTACTACGTGTTTATCATGCTGTATCTGTGCTGACACAACAGGACTTATGTTAAGTGCGAATATATTCATTTTATCTCCTTGGTTTTTATTATTTGTATTGCTCGGTACAAAGTGTCAATCATAATCTCACGCGCTTCTACGTCTCCGCGCACATGGTCAAAAGATGTTTTCATGCTTTTTATTATTGGTATCATTTTTTCTAGGTTCCTAATAACCTCTTCATCGAACATGACATATTTGAATTATGACTCCTTTTATTAATTATTGTTTTCATAAAACTATAAACAATAATTAATTAACCTTTGAACCATGTTGGTTTGTTGGCAAGTTTCTCTAGTGTAGACACTAGACCATCTACAGCATCATCTGTTGTTTTACAGAATCTTTGCTCTACGACATGGAGCAAATCAAGTTCTTGCTTGTATGCATCTGTGGTCTCGCATTGATAACCCATGCCATTGTAAAATTCGTACTCTGTGTCCATGAGTCCAAAGCAATAGTCTCGGAATAACCCGGA